TGAAGACGATGAAATGGCACGTCAATGTTCAGATTACCTAAATTATATTTTTTATAAAGAGAACGAAGGATTCCTAGCTCTTTATTCTGCATTTAAAGATGCATTGATACAAAAGAATGGAATCTTAAAAGTTTATTGGGATGATGCTCAAAAGACTGAAAGAGAAGAGTATACAAGATTAACCGATGATGAGTTTAATGATCTTGTTGCAGATCCTCAAGTTAAAGTTTCAAATCATTCCGAATACGAAGAACCAATAACAGATGATCGTGGTAAAGAAATTGATAAAGTTGCTTTACATGATGTAGTCATTCATAGAACTAAATTATATGGGCAGGTAAGAATTGAGCCAGTTCCTCCAGAAGAATTTTTAATTGAACGTAGATGTAAATCTATCAATTCATCTAACTTTGTTTGTCATAGAACAACTAAAACAAGATCAGAACTTGTTGAGATGGGATATGATAAAGATATAGTAGATGGTTTGCCATCAGGGCAATCTGATTATTTTACAGAAGATAAATTTATAAGACATCAGAATATAGACTTTTCACACGGACTTTCCGATGGTGATAAAAGTACAACTGATATTTCAGTTCATGAATGCTACATTAGACTCGATGCTGACGGAGATGGCAAAGCTGAGTTATTAAAAATTACTACAGCTGGAAGTGCTAATGGAAAAATTTTAGATATGATCGAAGTTGATACAATGCCTTTCATATCCATGACTCCCGTTATTATGCCACACAGATTTCATGGCAGATCTGTGTCAGAATTAGTGGAAGACATTCAACTTATTAAGTCTACTGTTATGAGACAAATGTTAGATAATATGTATCTAACAAATAATAACAGAGTTGCAGTACAAGATGGTCAAGTTGCAATGGATGATCTTCTTACTAATAGACCTGGTGGAATTGTTAGAACAAAACAACCACCACAAAATGTTATGATGCCTATTCAGGCACAACCGATTACAGATCAAGCTAGTGGAATGTTAGCTTATCTAGATTCTGTTAAAGAAACTAGAACAGGGGTTACAAGACAATCCCAAGGGCTAGATTCAAATACCTTAAATAAAACAGCAACTGGACAAAACCAAATTCTTACACAATCACAAATGAGAATGGAGTTAATTGCCAGAATCTTTGCTGAAACAGGTGTTAAGGATCTAGCTTTAAAAATATTTGAATTGGTATGCAAGTACCAACAGAAAGAAAAAATCGTAAGAATCAGAGGAAAGTATATTCCAATGAGACCTTACGAGTGGAAAGATAGAGTTAATGTTACTGTTCAAGTAGGTTTAGGTACAGGTTCTAAAGAACAACAGTTAATTTTATTAAATGCAATCTTAGAAAGACAAATGCAGGCAATAAACTTACAACAAAATGTCTATGGACCTATGGTAAACCTTAGAAATGTATACAATAGCTTAAAAAAATTAATAGAAAATGCTGGACTAAACGGAATTGAGCCATATTTTATGGATCCTGACGTAGGTGCAGCACAAATGCCACAACTTCCACCTAAACCACCTACAGAATTTGAGAAAGTTACATTAGCTCAGGTTCAAGGTGAGAATCAGCGAGAACAATTGAAAGCTGAAGTAAGATTAAAAGAAGTTGAAGGTCGTATGAGACAACAATTGCTTGATTTTGAGATAAAAATTAAAGAATTAGAACTTAAATACGGATCTAAAATAGATGAGCTTGAACTTAAACGTAGAAGTATGTTAGAAAAGGCTGATCTTGAAAAATCTGGAGATCTAATGAAAGAAATAGTGAAAGGACAACAACAATTCTTTAACGATGGACAAGCTAGAGACACAAATACGCCAGGCAAAGAGAGCCGAGGTTCTGCTAAACGATCCCCTATTAAAACAGGCATTTAAAGATCTTTTAGAAACCTATAGGCAAGAAATATTTAATACGAATTTTGCTGACGATGAGAAACGTAGATCCCTTTGGATGGCATTTAATATGCTAGAAAAAATTAGAGGGCATTTACAGACAATCATGGAAAGCGGAAAACTAGCTCAACAAGATCTTGAGCTTTTAAACAAGAGCTAACCTATTCTAGGAGCTCATCACACGTCAACCAAAGGAGGAACGTTACATGGCAGAAGAACAAACAGTTAAAGGTGCAGCTGAAAAAATATCTGGACTACTGAATCCTAATAAAGGACAATCAGAACCAGAGAAAAAAGAAGCAGCTCCTTCAGAGCAACCTGAAAAGATCGAACAGGAAACTTCACAAGAGAGTCAATCAAAGTCTGAAGAAACTCCCAAAGAAGTCGCTACTGAGAAAACCGAAATCGAAGAAGAAACGCAAACAGCTACAGAGGAACCTGATCTCCACCGAGTTAAAGTTAGTGGTCAAGAGTTAGAGGTTACCCTCGATGAGTTGAAGGCAGGATATTCACGAGATTCGGATTATAGACAAAAAACTCATACTTTAGGCTTAGAGAAAAAAGATCTCGAAGCTCAAAAGCAGAGTTTGCGTCAATCTTATGATACTCGTTTATCAGAACTAAACGAAATGATTGGAACTGCTGACAGTTTCGTCAGACAACAACAAGGTAGTAAGGATCTCCAGAAACTTTATGATGAAGATCCCACGTCTGCAGCACGACTGGATTACCAGTTAAGAGAACAAAACAGGCAGATAGAGGACATGAAATCTAAAGCCCAGGAGGCTTATACTAAACAGTATAATGAATACCTTGAAACTCAAAAATCGTTAGCAGCAGCTAAAATTCCAGAATACAGCGATCCTAATAAAGCAGATCAGTTCAGAACTAATATGCGTACAACATTACGTGGATATGGTTTTTCTGATCCAGAGATTGGGAATCTGGCAGATCACCGTTTTTTAATGGTGATTAAAGATGCGATGAGTTATAAATCTGTAAAAGATAAAAGACCTATCGCCCAGAAGAAGGTAGCAAATGCACCTAAAGTCGTTAAAGCTGGAGTAGCTAAATCAGGACCAAGTTCAGGTAGAGAGCAAATAAGAAGTAAGATCAATCGATTGAGCAAAACAGGGCACATACGAGATGCCCAAAATGCTATAATGGATATGATCAATCTTAAATCTCAACAAAAAAGGAAATAACAACAATGGCACAACCAACAAATACGTTTGATACGTATGATTCCATTGGAGAAAGAGAAGACCTGTCGGATGTTATTTATAACATCGCACCAACTGACACTCCATTCTTAAGCTCAGCTGCTAAAACAAAAGCAACTGCAGTTTTACACGAATGGCAAACTGACACGTTGGCGGCAGCTTCATCATCCAATGCTGTAATCGAAGGTGACGAAGCCACTTTAGACGCTATAGTTGCTACAACTAGATTATCTAACTCTTGCCAAATTATGGACAAGACTATCGTAATCACAGGTACGCAAGAAGCAGTCGACAAAGCTGGTAGAGCATCTGAAATTGCATACCAAGTTGCTAAGAGAGCTAAGGAGCTTAAAAGAGACTTGGAAACAATGTTAACAACAAACAACGCTGAAGTAACAGGTTCAGCAACAGCAGCAAGAGAAATGGGTTCATTAAGAGCATGGGTTGCTACTAATGACGTAATGGGAACTTCTGGAACATCTGGTTCTGTAGGTAATACTGCAGCAACTGATGGAACTCAAAGAGTTTTCACAGAAAGTCTTTTGAAAACTGTAATTAAATCAGTATGGGAAGCTGGTGGAAATCCAACTATGGTTATGGTTGGTCCTTTCAACAAGCAAAAATTATCAGGATTTACTGGTAATAGTACTAGATTCGATGCAGGTGCTGATGCTACTTTATACACATCAGTAGATGTTTACGCTTCTGACTTTGGTCAATTACAAGTAGTACCTAACAGGTTCTCTAGAGATAGAGATGCTTGGGTATTAGACATGGATTTCTGGGGAGTAGCTTTCTTAAGAGACTTCACAATGCATGAATTGTCAAAAACTGGAGACTCAGAAAAAAGACAACTGCTTTTAGAGGCAACTCTAGAATCAAGAAACGAAGCTGCAAGCGGCTGTGTTGCCGACTTAACAACTTCATAATAATATAAATGCGTAGGCGGGTAACCTCAAATCTGCTCGCCTACCATCTTAATAACATTGAAGTCTTGAGAGGGGTTAAAGGCGGAACAATGAAGGAACAAAATGAGAACATTAAACGACTATTTTATAACATCTACAATAGCAGACATTAGTACAGCATCTAGTACATTCGTACCTGTACCTGATGGAGGTAAAGTAATAAAAATTTTTACTGCTCTTCAAGGAGCAATTGGAACAGCTAATGGCGGAATTACTTTCGAAATTGGTGGAACAGCAATAACTGGTGGCGGGATTACAGTAACACAATCTGGATCTGCTGCTGGAGACGTTGATACAGCAGAACCAACAGCAGCTAACGATGTTGCTGAAGGCGGATCTATCGAAATGATAACTGATGGAGCTTCTAGTAATACAATAAAACTTGTAGTAACATTTGTAATAAGAAGATAATTAATTCAGGGGATGGAAACATCCCCTAAACAAAAGGAGAACAAAATATGAACGCATTAAGATTTAGCACACAGCAAGTTTTAGATGCAGGTAGTTCATCAAGTGCTAGTTCAGCATTTGGAGCTAATACTCAATACATAAGAGTAGTAAGTACTATTGCGACTTACATTCAAATTGCAGTATCACCAACAGCAGCAGCAAGTACAGCATATCTTCCAGCAGATGATATAGAATACATTAAAGTATCTGAAGGCGAAAAGATTGCAGTTTTACGTGTTGGCGGTTCTGATGGTAAAGTAAGTGTTACAGAACTAACTGAATAATGACAAAGGTAAGAGCAACCGAATGGAATGCTGATGCTACTAAGACTCGTTACATACAAGAGTCTGATGGCAAATTAACAATCAACAATCAGCAAAACCTAAATCCTTTATTGGAAAGAAATAAAAAACTTTATACTCAAAATGATGGCTATACAGCCTCAAGAGATATGAGACGGATTGCTAGTGTACCTCCAATTATACTACAGATTTGGACTAAAGAATATAATGGTACTCGTAATTGGTGGGCTTTACCTAAAGATACACAAAAGAAAATATTAAGAGTTAAACTTAATAGTAATGAGTTTAGATACTTCAAAACTTCTGAAGGAAGATTATAATGGCAATAACAACATATACAGAATTAAAAGCATCTATCGCTAATTGGTTAAATCGATCTGATTTATCAGATGAGATAGCTGATGACTTTATTAAACTGACTGAAGCAGATTTTAATGCGAAGTTAAGAATACGACAGATGGAACAGATTGATACTATTACGATTGATTCT